CTAATAACAGGGAATTGCGTACACAGATGCCTGATGGAACGACTGTTGACGGGGTACTGGTTCCTATACACGCACAAACGGATTTTCCTCTTGGCTCTATTGAGCCAGATGGAGTTACTATCCAAACACGCGATGTTGCAGTATCGCCACTTACAAAGTTTATATCTTCAACCGCTCACCAATTACAATCTGGTCAGTCCAGCGTGCTTTCTCTTGGATCTGGGACGATGCCTAGTTTTATTTACGCTGGTCAAACCTATTATATCGGCGTTGATGACAATTACACAATCCAGCTTTACCAGAATTCGCTTGATGCCAAGTCAGGAACAAACCCTATATACCTACAGAGCATACTTAACTCTGGAACAATAACACTTACTGACGCTAGACCAAGCAATTTGCTTACAGCTATCAACTTGCAGTCTACTCCGCCTATCACGATTGATTCTCCAAATGAATTGGCATTTACTGTGGGTTCTGGTGATGGATTTTCTACTGCATTACCATCGCCCCTTGTTTCTGGAGCAACATATTTTGGTCAATCGCTTGATTCAACGAATATTCAAGTTTATTCCAGTATAGTCGATGCACAAAATGGAACAAATCCCGTGCTTCTTACTGGAAATAGCGGGTTGTTTAATACAGACATCCGCAAAGCTATTGCGCCTCAAACAATTTTTTCATTTGCTGTACAGCATTACTATCTCAATGGGGATCAAGTGCAGGCATTTACTTCCGGCGGAACGCTTCCAACGCCGCTGATCGCTGGACAGAACTATTTTGTAAATGTTATCACCACGACCAGCATATCATTGCATGAATCACAGGCTGATGCCCTTGCATCTACTTCAACTGCGCTTGTTAATCCTATTGTGCTTACTGACAATGGAACAGGAACAAATTCTTTAGTTAAGTTAATTCCAGCAACATCATCTACTGGAACAACTAGCCAAATTACTGCGGCTGGACTTAATATTTCAACACCATCAGGATCTGGTGCAAATTACCAAGCTGTCGTTGTTGGGTCTGTCGTTGGTATAACAGTTACTTCTGGAGGCACAAAATACACAACAGCACCTCAAATTAAATTTTCTGATCCACCATCTCCTCCTACTGGATCTGGTCAGTCAACATATCCGGCAACAGGATATGCCGTGATGGTTCCCGACGCAGTAGGATCTACTACTTACGCTGTTGGTAGCGTAGTTATAACTTCTGCTGGACTTGGATACAGCACTCCACCTTCTATCACGATTGGAACGCCTGCCGGATATGGTGGATATGGTGCAACTCTTGGAACTGCAACTTTTGCAAGCGGTGCTGTAACATCAATCCCAGTCGTAAACTCTGGAGCAAACTATTCCTCTCCTCCATTTGTTGTAATTACTGGAGGAGCAGGAACTGGAGCGTCAGCAACTGCCGTTTTGCAAGGTGGATCTGTGGCGTATATTACTGTAGACCAAGGTGGAACTGGCTATACATCAGCACCAACTGTTTCTTTAGCTGTTGGAACGCTTGCCGTAGCCACCTCCCAAATCCAAACTTCATTTGTTTCTAAATTCACTAAAATATCTGGTGGTAGCAAATATATAACACCTCCAAAAGTAACAATAACTGGCGGTGGAGGTAGCGGTGCAACTGCAACAGCAACAATTAACACGGGGTCTACACAAGTTTCTTCATTAACAAGTGCAGGAACAACGGCAACTGCAACAACTGCCTTGGCTCATGGATTCACTTCAGGACAGGTAGTTAATATGTCTGGAGCAAGCCCTGATGGATACAATGGTGATGTATCAATAACAATACCTCCACTTGACACTAATGTATCGCAGATTGATTCATCTAGCACAATTGCTACCGCTATAACAACGGCTTCGCACGGATATTCAACAGGTGATTCAGTAGTAATTTCTGGAGCATCTCCATCTGGATATAATGGAACATTTACAATTTTAACTATACCTACTGTAAATTCTTTTACATATGCAGTTCCTAGCGGCCTAACAAGTCTAGCTACTGGTTCTATATTATCTACACAAACAAGATCAATTTCTGCAATATCTGGAACGGGAACAGTTGTAACAGTTACTACTACCGATCTTCACAATTATACAACAGGAGACAGGGTAACAATATCAGGAGTGACCCCATCTGGATATAATGCATCAAATGTAGTTATAACTGTAACTTCTCCAACAAAGTTTACATATGCAAATACAACATCAGCCACCGCAACTGTTTTGGGCATAACACAAAAAAGCAATACTATTGTTACACTTTCTTCTTCTGGCACAACAGCAGTAGTTACTACCACAACAAACCATAATTATATTACTGGTAATAACATTACCATAGCTGGTGCATCTTCATCTGGGTATAATGGAACATTTAGTGTGACAGTCATAGATTCTACACATTTCTCGTACCCAGTTGCATCAGGATTGGTAACGCCTCCAACTGGAACAATTACTTGCTCAATACCAAATCCCAATCAATTTACTTATACAGTTTCGGCAGGGCTTACAACTCCAGCAACAGGAGATATTCTTGTTTCTTCAGGAGAAGTAACGGCAATTAACATTGTTACTCAAGGAACTGGATACACATCAACGCCAACAGTAACTATTACACCATCAACTGGTGTTTTTGTTGAATTTACTTCTACTGGGACACTTCCAGCACCGCTTGTAGCAGGAACTGCATATAGGGCAGAAACACCGATTAATTCAAGCACGGGAACATTTACTGTAACTTCGGCTGATTTTTCTCCAATAACAATTACAAGTTCCCCAACTGGTAATTTCTTTGTAGCACTTACTCGCCCATTCAGTATTTCGTTTAATAATAATTGGTCTGGTGATTTTTCTGGCATAACAACTGGTCAGGGAGTGTACCTAGCTTCTGATTACTTACTGCCAACTGGAGTCAATAATACCACGCTTTATTATATGCGTGTTATTAATTCAAGTACGGCTCAATTGTACGACACGCTTGCACACGCAAACGGATCTCCATCAACAACTGGAATTATTGTAGTTACGGCACTAGGTGTTGGTCAGGGTTATTTTGCTGTTAGAATACCATCATATGCCAAGGCTTATAATAATCTTGTAGTCCCTAGCTCAATTGAATATTTGAGCAATGGAGAACTGGTTAAGTTTTCATCTACTGGGTCTTTGCCATATCCGCTAGTTACTGGCACAGATTATAAAATAACATTGTCTGGAAACAATGTTTCATTAACTGATACATCAAATAATCCAATTGTTTTTGAAAATAGCGGAGTCCCAACACTACCAGTAGGGCAGATGAGCATGGATATTGTGCGGACATTTACTCCTGTAGCATCTACAAGCATCGATGCTGTTGGGTCTTTGTTTGAGATCGGTGATCAAGTGACAGTCCGTCCGGCAGATGGAGATATTCTTCCTACTGGACTTGTTGCAAGTTCAATGGTATCGCCGCAATATTATTATGCTCGCCCAGTTGATGCCAATACCTTTGAGCTTTATGATACTTACGCTAATGCCGTAAACACAACATCAACAACTGGAAGGATCACATTTTACAACATAGGAAATAGTGTCAGTAGCACATTCTTTGTAGATTCCATACTTCCGCCTACTCTTGTGAAGAGCGTTCTTCATGTTGAGAAGCCTGAAACGCTTGGATATGTGAGCTTATATGCTCTTGATTACGGCAGGAGCAATGACATGGCATTGATTGGTCAATACCACCCTACTGAAACAAACCCAAAATACCGCCGGATACGAATTGGACAGCAATGCTCATGGGCTAGGATCATTTACCGCATGGCGCACCCTGACATCACAAGCAAATACGACTACATCCCTTTAGAAAACGAGCGTGCGATTATTGCCGCAGTCCATGCCTGTGACCTAGAAGACAAGGATTTTGCAGAGCAAGCACAGCGTTATTGGGGTATCGCACTAGGTTACCTACGAAATCAAAACGAAAGCATGGAGGGACACGCGATGCAACCTCCACAGATCAATAATATCACATACGGAGATTATACCGATGTCGTGATGTTTTAGCGCATGAATAGCGAAAACATCAAATCGGGAAGGCTAGTTAAAACGACTGCAAACTGGATTCACGGCGTTAATTCAGTTCGTAGCCCTTGGTCACTACCAGAAGATCAGGCCAAGTTTGCTGTAAATGTTAACCTTCGCGGTGGTATTGCACAGACTAGAAATGGTTTTAAGATGCAGTTATCTTTGCCAAAAGGAAATTTCCAAGGAGGCGTAATTTTCAATGCCAACAAGCAAGCAAGGGCGGCATCTACTACTACAAATCTTTCTGGGGTTACGATTACTCAAAAACAGACTATTTATACTCCTGAAGGAACGGAGTTTGCGGCATCAGAACTGCCATATGCAGTTTTTGTTGTTGATGGGAAGGCTTATTATTCACCATTTCCGCTGACGCAACCGAAAACATGGTCTGATTACCAACTTGCTGGGATATCGCTAGATCCAAATGTTTCTGAAATTAGCATCGTTATCGCAACGCAGTCAGCTTCTGTAAATACTAGCGGAGGGACGACAGTAACTCCTTCTCACAGAATGGTAATCTTCCAAGATGGGATAAATAACGCTTTTTACTGGGATGGATCTGACAAGACTGGATTAAACATCCCAGATATGCCAGTCGGGTATTGGATGGCATATTCAGGAAACCGCCTGTGGGTTGCGACTGGAAATATTATCAGCGCATCTGATCTTGCTAACCCGCTAGGATGGACAGAGCGTGTATCTGGAGCAGGCCGTGGAGATTTTAGCGTAGCCCGTCCAGTTACTGCGATGCATGACCATATTGGTCAAAACAACGATACACGCTTGTATATATTTACAGACCAAGCAACATATTCTCTTGCCTCTGGTGTTTTAGATCGCGACCAATGGTCAACGACTCCAAATTTTCAGCAGACTCTTTTCCCAAATATCGGCTGTGTAGCAGGAAAGAGTATTGCATTTCAAAATGGACTCATGTGGTGGTATTCACAGGGAGGACTTGTCAGCGTCGATGTGGCGGCATCTAGCTACCTGTCTAGCCAAGTATTATACAAGGATGTGGAAATGGCAAAGGCCAAGCGTCTTATGGCTCCAGATTATACTGGTATTTGCGCTATTAGCTACGAGAATTACCTACTTTACAGCATTCCATACTTGGAACCATTGAATAGCGCGACAATGGTGTTGGATTACGCCGCCGCATCGGAATGGAATCAGGCTAGGACTCCGGCATGGGCTGGTGTTTGGAACGGAATACGCCCAGTTAACTGGTCAACAAATATTATCAACGGAGTTCCAAGATGTTTTGCGTTCTCACTTGATTATACTAGCACGAGTGATGGATCATTTAACCACCTGTGGGAAGCATTTGTTCCTGAAAGGTATGACACATACCTTGAAATCAACGAGGACGGAACTACAAACGAACGCATTAACCGCATATATTGCCAATTTGAGACAGCATTGCTTGGTGACGAGATGGGACTAAAACAATTGGTTTATGGAGAGCTTGACTGCTCACAGATCGCCGGAGTTGTAGATGTCAAAGTATCATATCGCGGTAGCAAGGGAGTATATCAGCCAAGTCTAAACAGCCGACTGCTTGCCGCGACTGATCCGTACCAATACGAAACAAGTAACGAGGCTGAAAAAATCAATAATTTGGGCATTTTGCAGACCCAGTATCGCAGGCTCATAACCGAAAATGTTCAGCGAACAACATTGAGTGAGTCATGCGAGTCAAAATACACGCTTGATGTAGACAAGGCGTTCAGTTTCCTAATTGAATGGTGTGGTGCTATGGGAGTCGATGCGATCAGGATGTATCAAGACCCTTGGATTGAGAAATCCGTAGGCAGAACAAGTTCCAACGAGACAAAATACTGCGTTGTTGGAGAGGATGGAACATCTATATCTGTTGATCTTTCACCAGCACCACAAGAGCAAGCAGGAAACGCACTTAATTCTTGGTCTAGCACGCAAACTAGGACTGTCACGCTACGATGCACATCCCCGCAGACTGGAGCCGCTGTATCAGCAACTGCAACTGCCTCGTTTATCAGTTATGTATCGCTTGATGACGCTAATACGCAGGCGGCGGCACTAG